GTAAAGTTCAGGCTACACGAGACGGTGGAGCATCAGGCGGATTTAATCGAAAAACATCTGACGGAAACATTGTTGAGTTCTACAAAGACGGCTCAGTAGTCGGTAGTATTGGTACATACGCTGGTGATGTTTATATTGGAACAGGAGATGCAGGTCTTTGGTTTCAAGACGGTGGCAATGCTATTCGTCCATTCAGAGTGGATACTGTAGCAGGTCACGATGCTTCTATTGATCTTGGACATACCGCAAACCGTTTCAAAGACGCTCATTTCTCCGGCACTGTAAATGCTAATGCGTTTGTTGGTGACGGCTCAGGTCTTACTGGTGTTGGTGGTGGAGGAGCTTGGGAGTTAGTTTCTTCGATAACAGCAAGCAATTCTTCGTATCTTACTTTTACTGGGTTAGGCAGCACATATCTTCAGTATATGTTTGTTTTTGAAAACTTAAAAATGGGCAGTTCTAGTCGAAAATTTTTGTTTGAGGTTTCGGATAATAATGGCTCTTCTTACATAAATACGAGTGTTTTTTATGACAGCAAAGGAATAATTGGACAAACAAGCACTCCTTCAGGTTCAAGAAATGAAACAAGCACAGGAATGTATTTGACTACTCAAGACCTTCCTGCTTCAAGCAGTGGATATATTGGTTTAAGTGGACAAATGAATTTATTTACTGCGGGAGGCTCTAACAGTCAAATAGCTTTTACTGCGCATCTAGCATATTCAAACACTGGGGGTTCGCCGCTTAATCAACTAACAGGTGGTGCAACACTGGGTAATGCCTCAGCGATTAATGCTTTAAGATTTTTTTCGGAAAATAGCGGCACTGTAGCTAGTGGAAAAATTTATCTATACGGATTAAAGAGGACATAACATGACGCGCTACCACACAACACCAGAAGGCAGTGTTCCGTTTACTCCTGAAGAAGAAGCAGAGTGGGACGCAATGGAGGCAGAGTATGCAGCAGGTGCTAATGACCGCGCTGCTGCCGAGATTCGCACAGAGCGAGATGCTAAACTAACAGAGTCAGATTGGACGCAAGTAATAGACGCGCCAGTAGACCAAGCAGCGTGGGCAACATACCGCCAAGCTCTTCGTGACATTCCTACTCACGCAAACTTCCCAAACTTAACAGAAACAGATTGGCCTACTAAACCGGAGTAACAAATGACAACTTTTAATTGGACTATCTCAACTCTTGAATACGATTTACAGCCATCTGACATGGACGGCGCTGTTATTGTCGCACACTGGCGTTGTAACGCTGAAGAAACAACTGGTGAAGGAGACGATGCTGTAACTTACACTGCTTCTTCTTACGGCACTTGTGGCTTTAGCCCTGACCCATCAGCAGAAGGTTATGTCCCTTACGCCGATCTTACTCAAGAGATTGTTCTTGGGTGGGTGGTGTACGACTCAGTAGACAAAGACGCTACTGAAGCAAGCCTGCAAGCTAACATTGATTTGCAGATCAACCCTGTAACAGCCTCGGGAGTTCCGTGGTAACTTAGGAGAAAATCTGATGAGTAAAGACAACAAATCTCAGATGATTACGATTGACGGCGTTGAACACGATACAGCTACATTCACTGAAGAGCAGATTGCTATGACTAATCACTGTCTCGATCTGGACAGGAAGATTTCAAACATGAACTTCCAACTTCAGCAATTGCAAGTGGGGAAAGATTCTTTCTTGAAGATGCTTACTGAGTCTTTAGAGACTGCTGAAGTTGTTTCTGACTAACAGCAACAATGGCAGCCCCAAAGTTAAATGACCGATCAGAGATTACGATCAGTATAGCTTGGTTATTACAGATCATCTCTATCGTAGCGGTTGCTACTTGGGGCTACGCCAGTATCAGTGAGAGGACAGATGTCAACGCTCAAGAGACTCGAAGTCTTAGGGGTAATCAAAACAACTACGTCTTTCCTGATATACGAAAGCTAGAAGAAGAAGTCATAGCGTTGCAGAAAGCAGTCTTGATACTGCAAACCGATCTGAAGTATTACAAAGAAGGCCATCAATGACACACCTGTTCTTGCTTATGGTATTGGTAAACGGACAGGTAGAGTCTGCGGATATGTGGTTCTACGACATCAACAGATGCAATTATTTTGCGAACGCCATCGTTAAGGGGAAAGTAGAACGGACACTTAATTACGAGCCGAGAGGCATCGCCCTTGCTGCCTATTGTTTACCAAGAAGGGCAGACCCTGAGAAAGTGAGGCCGTACTAATGGATCCTGTAACAATTAGCGCGTGTATAGCAGGAGCAAATAGAGCCTATAATCTTGTCGCCAAAGCGGTAAATGCTGGACGCGAGATAGAAGATACAGCGCAGTATTTGGGTAAGTTTTTCGATTCCAAAGAAAAGATACTTGAGATAGAAAAAGAGAATCAATATGGCCCAAAGTTCCTTAGAGGCTCTTCTGTAGAAAGCCAAGCTCTTGAGATACAAATGGCAAAGCACAAGACGCAACAAATGGAGAAACAGTTGCGTGAACTTCTCGTTCTTACAGTAGGAGAAGACTTTTATAATGAGATGATGAAAACACGACGAACAATAAGATCTCATAGATTAGCCGCAGCAGAGGCAAGAGCAAAAAAAAAGCGTTTAATAATTGATGGAGGTCTTATGATATTAATGACCTCTACTTTTTTAGCAATAATATTTTGGATGATAGGTCTGGTAACGTAATATGGAATACCAAGTAATTTTTAACGTAGGCATTGCTCTGGTAGGCTTTATCGGAGGTTGGATGGTAAACCGTGTTTTTGTATTACTAGATAGAATAGATGCTGACATGAAAGCTATTCCTATGCAGTATGTTGCTAAAGAAGATTACAGAGAAGATATACGCGAAATTAAAGAAATGCTTGGTGCGATATTTAAACGACTAGAGAGTAAGGCTGACAAATGAAACTTGATCCTGTATTGCTAAACATGGCTTGTAGTTGGTCGATTAAGGCTTACAACGAAGAGAACCGTGACGCTATAAAGATTGAGAACAAACTAACTAGCGCTACTGCTTTTGTTGTAAAACGCAAGTCTATAGATATTATTGTCTTTAGGGGAACGCAAGAAAAGTTAGACATACTGACTGACCTTGCAGTAATTCCAGTTCCTTACGTTAAACGCCTGTGTCATGCAGGTTTTGCGATGTCTCATAAATCTATCTGGTCAGAGATAGAAAAACATATAGATTATAACAAGCGCACTCTAATTTGCGGTCATAGTCTTGGTGGTGCGATGGCAGAGCTTTCTGCGGCTAAGCTAAATGGCAAGCATGATAATTTAAATCTTATTACCTTTGGCAAACCCAATACATTCTTTAAGGGATTTAAACGTCCTATGACGCTGGACAACCAAATCTCAGTGGTTCAAGGATCAGACATAGTACCAAGGGTTCCTCGCTTATGTTATGGGCCTAGCAAGTCACAGACTATGCTGTATTTTTCAAACGGTGGCCCGACGATAATAAATCCTAGTAAGTATTACCGAAAGAAAGACCGTGGTGATTTTAAAGATAGGATAGCCGATCATTTAATGGACGGTTATAAAAAATGCTTGGACACTTTTCTCAAGGAGCAAAAAGATGGCAAGGTTGGCGTTGATATTTAGCATAGCTCTACTCATGGCGTCTTGCACAACTATTGAGCAGGTGCGAGAGAATAAAGAGCTTTATTGCTCTGGTGTGTATAAAGGTATGCGAGCCGTAGGCAGGTCTGCGTTATCCGCTACTACTGGTGTTATTGTAGAAGATGTATGCGACACGATTGATAAGATCGTAGCCGAAGATGCTTAAACTAGGTAGCTTACTTAAAACTCTTGCTCCTACTGTCGCAGAAGCTACAGGAGGCCCATTAGCAGGAATGGCGGTAAAGATGGTTGCGTCTAGGATAGGCTCTCCTAACGCATCTGTAGAAGAAATTGAAAAGATATTAGAGACTCAGCCAGAGAAAGCGTTGCTAGTTAAGCAAGCGGACGGCGAGTTTCAAAACAAGCTAAAAGAGATGGAGCTAAACCTTGAGTCGTTTAAGGCTGAGGTTGATGATAGGAAAGATGCTAGAAAGACGTTTGGAGATGATCCGATACCAAAAATCTTTGCGATGGTTGCGTTGCTTGGGTTTCTTGGGTACGTCTTCATGGTAACGATACAACCGCCAGACGCTAATGATGATGGTGTAGTTAATCTGATTCTTGGTTATCTAGGCGGTTTAGTTTCAGGAATATCTGCATTCTTTTTTGGTGGCAGTAATGGAAAAAAATAAAATGGACAAGTTGATTGCAATGCTGAAGCGTCACGAAGGCGCAGAGACTCATGTTTATATGTGTAGTGAGGATAGGTACACAATAGGCGTAGGTCGAAATGTTGATCCAAGAGGCGGTCTTGGCTTGTCAGAGGACGAGATAGATTACTTGCTTTCTAATGACGTTTTGCGTTGTATTAAAGAACTGAGCAAAGAGTACA